ATAGATATACACAAAAAGGTACATTTATCAATAACACAAATTCTACAGAAATTTGTGGAGAAGATATTCCAGAACGGCAAAGTTTGAGTAAGGCATTACGCCCTAAAATAGATATACCACATTTAGATAATCCTGAGGAATGCGATAGTAACACACCAGGGAGGCGCGAATAATGCAGTGGTTTTATGACGCACAAATAAGGCGTTATATTTTACAACTAATAAGAATGCTGAGTTATCTTACATACAAAGATGGGGACGGAGAGCTTATTCAAGTTCCAGTAATGTACGGTGATCCATCGAGATCTGCTGCTTTTATAATCAAAGACGGTAGTGAAAATATGGCACAGTCTGCTCCAAAGATTGCTTTGTATATTACTGGTTTAGAAATGGATCGTGAAAGAACATCAGATAGTACATTTGTTAGTAAAGTTCATATTAGAGAACGTGCATTTGACAAGGATAATAAAGAATACCTGCACAAGGAAGGACGTAACTATACTGTAGAGCGTCTTATGCCTACACCATATAAATTATCAGTTAGTGCTGATATATGGTCAACCAATACAGATCAAAAATTACAAATAATGGAACAGATTCTAATGCTGTTCAATCCAAGTTTAGAAGTGCAAACAACAGACAATTATGTTGATTGGACATCACTTACTGTTGTAGATTTAGACTCTGTTCAATTTAGTAGTCGATCAGTAGGAGGTGGTAGTACAGAAACAGAAATTGATATCGCTACTTTAGGTTTTTCAACACCAATATTTATATCTCCTCCAGCTAAAGTAAAACGACTAAATGTAATCCACAATATTATTACATCTATATTTAACGAGCAACACGGTGCGGTTGAGCGTGAAGAGACTATGCCTGAAATGTTAGCGTATGCTTCCAATAGAGCATATTTGTCTGACACAAAAACTCGCCCAGTAATAAATGAAGATGGAACATTAGGTATGGAAAGTGTAGGTATGCGAGCTTCACGCCCAGAACCAAATACAGTAGCTTGGTCCACTACATACAAAAATTATGATTTATTAGTTCTAAACGATAAACTAACATTTATTGATAACAGAGAAGAAGGTATACTGCCTTGGCGAGATTACATTAAAGCACACCCTAAAGGTGATTGTTATGAGCCTCATTTGACACAAGTAAAATTATACCGCAGTGATTTTGAATCTCCATTAGCAGGTTATGTGTATATTAATCCTGATAATGAATTTGAGTTATTGGTAGATTGGGATATGGATACGCTGCCTAGTGATACAGTATTGCAAGGACCAACAGGCGATAATACAAAAATAGATTATATTATTGATCCGCTCAAAGTAGATGTTACTAAACTGAATAGAGTTGGAATGAGGATTCTAATTCTAAATGAAGATATTGGTAATAAAGATAATGAAGATGGACCTGATGCTTGGAAAAATTATGACGGGACTGACTTTGTAGCAAGTGCTAACGACATTATTGAGTGGGACGGGCGACAATGGTGGATAGTATTTGATGCTGATTTACACTATAATGATGAGACTGTATATACTACAAACCTAAACACTGGGATCCAATACAAATATGATGGAAATGAATGGCTGTTAAGCTATGAAGGAGAATACTCAAATGGAACTTGGGCGTTAGTATTTTAAGATAACTATTTGTATGAAAAAAGTTATCTGCAGTGGGGCATTATTTTATGCCCTGTCATCAAATAGATTTTTATTTCTACATAGAGCTCGTAGCAAACACTCAGATACTTGGGGACTTGTTGGCGGTGTCAATGAGGATGAAGAGACTCCTTGGACAGCATTAGAGCGAGAAATTGTAGAAGAGATTTCTCCAACAAATATTAAAAAGACAATTCCTTTAGAAACATATGTATCTAATGATAATTTTTTTACATTCCATACATATCTTTGTTTAGTTGAAAAGGAATTTATTCCAGAATTGAATGAAGAGCACGATGGTTATGCTTGGGTAAGTTATAAAAAATGGCCTCGCCCTCTTCATCAAGGTTTGAAGAATACACTAAATAATCGAATCAATCAAGTAAAATTAGATACTGTAATGAATCTAATCAATCTTATTAATTGAATGTAAAGATAACATCAGTTCCATCTTCTGTTCTTGTAATTCTAGAATCTGGAATTGCCATAGCTGCGCCATTTTGGGTTAGCCCACCTAAAAAGTCAATACTTCCATTTACTTGTATATCACCGTTCAGTGTAATATTACCAGCAGTTTCAATTTCTCCTAAGAATTCTACTTTTTGACTATTAGTAGCATCTGAACCTAAATATAAAATACCAGTTGAAGTATCAATAGTGTTGTCAGTTGTAACGCCAATTCTAATATTATCTACAGTTTGTTCTCCTGTACTTTCAGCAATTACATTCCATACAGCACCATTGAACTCCCAAGTAGTACCGCCTTCTGTATATGTTTGTCCCGTTGTGGGAGATGTTGGAAATGATATCATAAACTATCCTCATTGTTTATGATATTTATCAATCTAGAGGCTTATTTTTTAAATGATGTTCTACAATCTCATCTGGGCAGTTGATATACAGAGCTTCCATTTCATCAAGCCAATTGAGCAAATGCCTAATAGTTGGAGCTTTGTCATTCTCAAATAGCTTCTCAACAGACTCTAAATACTCAATACAATGGCGTCTTGCAACTAGTGGATGCACCCCACTCCACTCTAAACTTTCTTGTATACCTCGAGGGATAGATCCAGTAGCTTGAAATTCCTCAATAGCTCTACGAAATGCTCCACGAATTTTTTCACGTTTATCATTTTCTCGAATCATCTCAGGTGGAATTTCATCAGGAAAGTTAAAGTTTTTTCGTAAAGCATCAATTTGATCCTGGTAACTTTGGAGTTCTTCCATAGCATTTCGGATAGCAGTGCGAGAACTTTCGAGTCCAGCTTCTAGTTGTTCTGCTTTTAGCAGACTCATTTCATCGCCTTTTTCCGTATACTGTTTGATTTTTAGTTCATTCTTTTTATGATTGAACCAAGTTTCTCGTAAAGCATTGAGCCTACTTTGTTGTTGCATGGCGCATTGTTGTAACCAAACTAATGGAGTTTGTCCACTATATTGTAAATCAGCAATAGTAGTGTCGGCATTTTTTGATACAATTAACTCATTAATTTGTTTTTGTACTACGGGGAGAGTTGCTTCTAATTTGACAGCAATATCATTTGGAACTTTTCTAATATCAATTTCAGTAGTCATTTTCCTCTTATTAATAACCTGAACTTAGTGCTCCTTCTGCTCGTCCAGTTGTCATTGAGTTAGACGCTGTATATATTGCAGAAAGATCATCTACTCTAATTTGTTGTATAGTATTTATAGCATTTCCTGTTGCAGAGCCTGTAAATGGAAATCCTCCAGCAACCATAACTTGTAACCCATCACCTGCTGCCATAACTTCTTTACACGCGACTGATAATGATTGTGACATTGTTGATACATTATCATCATATCTTATTTTTTTGATTGTGTCATAAACAACAGTATAATCAGGTTCTTCAGCGCCAGCAATAATAACACAATCACCACCTGAGGCAGCATTTACATCATTTTTTGGTGCCATATCTATTGCATTCATAACAGTTATAGAGCTTAGTTCATAAACATCATATGTTACTAACCTATATTTTTCATAGGTAGTTGAAGCTGCTCCTGCTGTATCAATTCCGTTATCTGTCATATTATCCCAACCATGACAAACAATAGCATCTAATCCATTGCCTGCTACACAATGATGCCATCGCGGAATATTCATTGAGTCCATAGCTGTTGCAGTAGTTGAGTCATCATTTTTGATATATTCAACAGTGTCATGTCTTGTAAATGGATATCCGCCTGCTTCTCTTCCACCAAAATATACTTGTGATGTAGCTGTCCCAGTTGCTGCTAATCCTGTTCGTGCTGCTGATAATGTATTGTTAGTTATAGTCATAGCAGCGCCTGAGGTAAAGGAAAGTTTTTCAATTGCCGATCTATAGCCTCCACTACCTCTACCTTGTGCTACATATAAATTATCACCGTCTGATGATGAAGTGTGATGACGTCTGTTTTCAGTTAGGCTAGTAGTATTCAATGCAACAGCAGCAGTATCGTCAAATCTAATTTTTTGTAATTCATCAGTTTGCCCGCCAGGTGAAGAAGCTCTGCCTCCACTATATATAGATTGGTTTGCTGATCCGTGCCCGTCAATACAAAATACTTGATTTGCTAATGAGTCTATAGATAAATTTAGTAAATATCCTATCTTTAGATAAACTCCCATTAAGCAATTCCTCCCCCACCGACGGACTGTTGGTATTGAGCAGCATATCTTCCAGATAATAGTTGGCAATTTACATCATCTGAAAATCTCATCTTTCGAACTACATCAGAATAGTTGTCTCCAGTTACCCATCCTAAAGCTAGATAATAACTTGATTCTTCAAACCCGCAGACATGACCACTAGCTCTGCCACCGGTTTGTTGTCTACTAAGTTCTTCGCCAATAGTCGATGTTAATGCTGAAGCTAGACTGTCTACTTTAAATTTGGTGCTACGCCAAGTTCCTACACCTGCTATATCAGTATCATTTGTCAATACAGATAAATCGCCCATTGATCTTTGGAGTCCATTTGGGAATGTCGCTACAGCACCACCATCCATTTTACCATATTCTATCACACGATCATTTATTCCTGTAGCAGCGCCTATTATCACAAATGAATCTATAGATGGAACATATGTTCCATGATTTTTCTTATTATTTGATAATGTCTGCCCTGTATTAAAAGAGCCTACAACATTTCTTTCGTCCCATCGAATCTTAAAAATTTCATTGAAAAAGTAGTTCGCATTGGGATCACTGTAATTATACCATTCTACGCCTGATAATGCATATTCTGTATCAGAGCTAATATTCATGCTGGCGCCGGTTCTTCGTCCAGAAGGAAGTGTTGGAGCCCAATCTGTATATTCAACAGTTCCATAATTGTAAGCTCTAACTCTATGAAAAGAACCACTATATGCCGAAGATCCAACTGATGCAGTTTCATCCCGTCGTGATGCAGAACCTCTATACATGATTCCAACTGCCGGATCTCGGAATGTTGTTGTAGCACCTGTATCATAATCTATTTTCATAGAATGTCCAGCTGTGATAGTTTCTGATCCGCCATATAAAAATATACCAGTTTGTACAAATTTCTTTGATGTCCAAGGAACAAAAGAGTCATACAAAGATTTGACATAAACTTTTTTATTAGAGGTTTCATCAATAAATCCATCGACAGCGAAAGTAACTGGGTTGCCGTTTGTAATAGGCATTCCTGCAACCATCACTGGTCCTCTATTTTCATAATTCGCAACATCAATTGGATTGGCTGCTTTATGAATATCATAAACGTATGGGGAAGTGTCTTTTGATTGTACACGATAACATCTTTGAACAGTAGACATTAGAATCCTTAAAATATTATAGTGTATTTAGTAGAAAAAGTCAAGCCTTGACGGCTTGACTTGAAGATAAATTATAGTGGTTGGATCCAGTTTCCTGTTCCTGTTCCAGCATCTACAACCCATACATAAAGAATGCCTGAGTTGCGATCCAGCCAAAACATTCCTTCGTCTGGTGAAGCAGGAGCGGCAGTATCAACTGTACAAGCTCCGCCAACTTTTACACCATCAACATACAAGTCGTTGCCTTGTACTGTCAGAGGAATATTTACTGCTGGTGTTGCAGGATCAACCATATTAATGGTTTGAGTATATAAATTACTCCATCGAAGTGTAGCCGTGCCCAAATCATATGTAAGATCGGTATTTGGACTAATAGTATTAGAAGCTACACCAGCAAGTGTGCTCAAGCCAACTACATTAAGTGCATCACTAGCAGTTATCGCACCTGTTACACCTAGTGTGCTTGCCATTGTAGCAGCGCCTGTAACATCAAGTGTGCTTGACATTGTAGCTGCGCCAGTTACATTGAGTGCATCACTAGCAGTTATTGCGCCTGTTACACCTAGTGTGCCTGCCATTGTAGTTGCGCCAGTTACATTCAAATTGTCATCAATTTGAGTATTACCTGTAAATGAGCTCAAAACTAAATCATTTGCTGTAGTATCAAGTGTGTTAGATGTAGTTACACCAAGTTGGAGATCACCAAAGCTAACACTCGGAACACTCAAGTTATTAACTGTAATAGTGTCAAAATAACCATTGTTCCACATCAATGCGGCTGAGCCAACATCGTAAGTTTTGTCTGCTGATGGAAGAACATTTCCTGTGAAGTCAGCACCACCAAAAGCTACATTGCCTAACGCACCACTAAATACTTCGCCTGTATTAGTAGCGTCTGGCATAAAGGTAAATTTCTGTACAGAACGATCCCAGCCAAAGAAACCTAGTTTAGCTGCGGCTCCATCGTGCCATTGGAATTCAATACCTCGATCCAAACCGTCGTCACTTGCTGCAACAGTATCACCGCCCAATGTCATGACAGGGTCATCAAGTGTTACAGTAGTTGAATTTACTGTAGTGGTTGTTCCATTTACTGTCAAGTTACCAGTAATTGTTACATTACCAAGTGTTGCTGGGCCACTACTGGTTGATCCTGTAATCAAAATATTACCAGCAATAGTTACATCACCACCGTCGCCTGTTGGGGATGGATCAATAACAATAGCATTAGTCGCTGAACTGATAGTATTAGTCGAACCGTCAATTGTCAAATCGCCAAGTACGGCTCTGTTAGTATAAACATTATTCCAAACATTTCCAACAGCACCAAGATCATGTGTGCTATCAGCCAATGGAGTAATGTTATTTGAAGAAACAGTGCCACTCAATGTAGTAGCATCTGCAACAGCCAAAGAATTACCAAGTGCTGTAGCGCCAGTTACTGCGAAAGTTCCGCCAACAGATGCGTCAGTTGTAAATGTTGAAATTCCTGTAACATCAAGTGTTCCAGTAACAGCAAGATTATCATCAACTTGAGTATTACCTGTTGCAGAGTCAAGAATCAAATCAAGAGTCTTGGTATCAATTTCATTGTCTGCTGAAATTGATAATTGTACATCACCAAAGGATGGTTGAACATTCCATACAGTTCCGTCCCATTCCCATGTAGTAGCGCCGTAGGTATATAATTGTCCTACCGTCGTCGCGCTCGGAAAAGCAAAAGCCATAGTCTATCTCCTTTAAAAATCATTAGCTTTATATATTTAGCAAATTACATTATTCTTGGTTGTACCCAAGTTTCCTGTGTTCTAAAATACAGTTTGCCATTTTCTGTATTTAACCATCTATTACCTTCGATAACGTCTTCAGGTTCCGTATCTTGAGCGAAAATAGTCTTTTTATTTTTTGCAACCCACTGTCCGCCATTCCAAGCCCAAGTTTGCCCTTCGTGCTCAAAAAGTTCGCCTACAGTAGTTCCAGTTGGAAAAGCAAAAGCTGCCATTTATATCTCCTTATATTACGCAGGCTGATAGGCAGAGCCCATTTGTACCCATGCTTCTGTAGTGTCATAAAAGTACATTCTGCCGTTTTCTGTATTAAACCAATAGTTGCCAGCTATTGGTGGTGGATCTGTTGGTAAAGCATCTTGAACATATACTTCATCACTGTATAAACGATCCCAGGCAGTGCCGTTATACACCCAAGTATTATCATTTTCTGTATATAAATCACCTGCTGTTCCTGATGCAGGAAATGTTAATGCCATCTATTTCTCCTTTATAATATTTATACTGATGCCCATGGTTTTGGCATTCCTTCAGCAGGTGGTATAGTTCCTACTACTGATGTCCCATTAAGAGTAGTTCCAT